CGAACGTAAGGACGTGACATCATTGCATATCTGAAACTATCGGCCGCGTGGTCCTCTGAGTCTGTGTTAGATGATAACACGCCGTTCGCGTAGAACAAATGCGCGTCAGCGACCGTCAGGTTGTAGACCAGCGTTCTTTCGACGGAGCGCCCAACCGCAGCTATACGAACATGTCCGCACTCGCTTCGTGCTGTGCGGTTTGCTGCGGAACGCAACACCGCAAATCTCGCAGACAGTGTTTGGCACAGCTTCCGCACAGGCGTAGGAACAAAAAGCCTTTGTAGGGTGTCGCGTCGTAAAAGCGCGGCCACAATGTCCGCACGCACATGAACGCTCCGGCGTGTTGGCTTGCATCTTAAAAGCGGCGGCACGGCGGACACGCCGCCCCTCGGGTGAGGCCGCGAACTCTCGAATTTTGACGTTGATGGCTTCTCGACGTTCTGCGAGGTGCATCCGCGAATGCTCGGTGCCATCCATACAAACGAGGTTGGATATGTCGTTGTTGTCGTGATCTCCATCGATGTGGTGGACATGCCAACCGTCTGGAATTGTGTTGCCGGTATCAAGCCAGACTTGTCGATGCAGGCTTGTAAGAGTGCCCTTGCTGAGATGCTGGCCGTTCGGATTGTAATAAAGCCTTCCCTCATAGCGTTTATAAATGACACCACGATATTCAATGACCTTGACCATATGATCCTCCCTTGCGGGATCATATGACATTCCATGTCCGATAGCGAAACCAATCCAACGCCTCGAATCATTATTTTATGCCGTGGCGTGCCTTCCAGAACTCTGCCGTCTGACAGCGTTACCCGGACGGTTTCGGCCGCGCCGGACAAGTAGGACCGCAGCACGTGCCGAGGTCCGATTGGGGTATCAACCACGTCGCCAGCCACAATCGTCTCGATAGGTCGATCACCGTCTGGCGTTGCCACCATCGTCCCCGCGACCCAGCAATCAATATCCTCTGGCCTCGCGTCATCGTGCTGCAATGCCGGTAACGTCCGAATCACGTCCCGCGCCGTCGAGAAGAACACCACCATCGGATTGCCGTCGCCATCGCCGACCAACCGCGCCCTGACCTGATCCCAGCCGCCCATCGCGCCACGTTGCGGCACCCGTTTGTTATCCGCCGGCCGGAACACGATGCGCGCCGCCTGGGTCATCCTGGACGCGATGGAGGGGCCGCCGTCCTCGCTGAAGATCGCCGGATCGGCAACGCCGACCATCATGCCACTGGCCGGCTTTGGATCGTCGCGCTCGCGGGCCTTGATCCCCTCGCCCACCTGCTCGGCGGTCATGCGTAACCCAACATTCGGCTCGTTAAGCTTCATGCCGTACCACTCGCGGTAACAGACGAGGCAGCCGCGCGCGATATCGGGCACACTCCCATCAGATACGGCCCACCAATGCACCGCGAACGGCCGGGCCGATCCCCAATCGAACGAGCGAAACCGCGCCCAGTGATCGGGTAGGGATCGAGGCATGATGATGTGGCGATCGGCGCTGAACTCGGGAAAGAACGCCCCGGCTACCACGTTCCAGTCGCCGTCGCGCATCGCGCGCACCAGTTCCGGATTACCCATGCCGGAGACCTTGTTCGCGTAGCCTGGGTCATCCTCGGCCATCGATGGATTGTCTTCCAGCCGCGCCGGGATGTATTGCCGCAACATCCCGCCCTCGACCTCCGGCATGATCTCGCACTCAAGCGGCGCGCGCGGATCGATGAACGCCGCCTTGACCCATTGGTGACCGACGTTGCCGGGGTTCGAGCCACAGATGATGCGCGGAAACCGCCCCTTCAGATCGTCGGGGATCTTCACACCGACCATCCGCAGCCGCGAGCGCAGGAAGCGGTAGATCACGTCAGAGAACGTTGTCAGTTCGTCGATCAGCAGCAGATGGATTTCCGCGCCCAGATACTTGAACCTGTCCTTTTCATCTTTACAGTGACATAAGTATATCTTCGATCCGTTCCAGAAACGTATCTCATCGCCGACCATGGTCACGAGCCCGGCGCCAACCCACGGCGCCAGCATCATGCGCAGACCCTTCGGCCCCTCGATGTGGTTCTTCACCAGATCGTCGCGCAGGCGGCGGAACAGGTAGACCTGAAGCCCTGGTATCCGGCCGCACCACATCACGGCGGCCACGCGCATAAGGAAAGATTTTCCGCCACCGACCGCGCCGCCATATAAAATCTCGGTGGCGAATGATTCCAGTGCCACGCTCTGCTTTTTGTGCAGGCGTATGTCTATCTCGGCCTTGCGTTGGTCCAGGCTACTCACGCGCCATCGTCACGTTAAGGACCGGCACGATCGGATCGATGGGGTTGCCGTCCTTGTCGAGGGTCTGTGTTGATTGCGTGTCACGCTGGCCGAGCAGTTGCTTACCGAGCCAGACCAGCATCGTCGCGTTTAGTTCCTCGGCGCCCTTCCATTGCAGGCGGCGCAGCGTGGCGCGGCCCTTGGCGGAACCATGTTCGAGCGCCTCTCGAAGCCCCTCGTCTTTCTCCAGATGCCTGTGAAGCGTCATCCGGTGAATGCCGAGCACGGCGGCGATTTCTTCCTTTGTGCAACCAATGGCGGCGCTACGTTCAACGACGCCGAGGTCGATCGCGGGGCTGGAGCCGGGTCCGGAGCGGCGGCCCATGTCGCGCGGCGGCACGTCGGCGTCATCGAAGCCTTCAAGCGGCATTGGACAGTCCTCGCTCTGTTTGGATCAGCACTGGAACCAGCGCGCTCGCGATGTGGAACATCATGACCGGGGGCACTGCGTTGCCGCAACGCGCCCACTGGTCAGCATAGGAGCCGGTCAGCACGTAATCGTCGGGAAACGCACAGATGCGTTTCAGTTCGGCGATGGTGAACTTGCGGCGCTCGGTGGGATGTCCCAGGTCATTGCCAGGACTGCCAACCGTGATCGTTGGCGCGGGATTGTCCTTACCGGCAATCGTTATGCCATACGCTTCTTGCCCATCGTATATTCGGACACGAGAAGGCGGCAATCGCGTGTCCGCCTTCAACGTGCGGCAAGCTTGCATCGTCGCCGCAGGCTGATTGACGCTGCCGTATTCGTGCTGATTGAAACCGTTCGCGCCTTCGATCTTGCTGATCCACGGCAGCGCGTCCCGCACGCTGTAGCGGTAGCCCAGAGGCGCCGGAAAGGCCGGTCTGGCGTCGAGATCAAGCCGCGTCCCAACAAAGATTAGCCGCTGCCTGGACTGCGGCACGCCGAGCCATTGAGCATCGAGCAGTTTCGCTTCGACCCGATAGCCGCAGGCACGCAGCGCGCGGAGGATTTCGAGGAAATAGCCCTTGGCGGTGCCCTTGATCAGACCCGACACGTTCTCGGCGACAAAAGCCCGAGGCTGCAATCCCTTCAGCAACCGCGCGAACTCGTGGAACAGATCATCCTGACGCTGCGTGGCATCATGCGAGGTCGTGACGCGGCCCCATCCGGCTTCTCGCTTGCCGGCGGTCGAGAACGACACGCAAGGCGGCGAGCCGTCGAAGATGTCCAGTTCGCCGACACCAAGCCCGGTCGCGGTCAGGATATCCTCGGCCTGCACGGTGCGAATGTCGCGGCCGTCCAGGACAGTTCCTGGCGCCATGTTCGCGGCGTAGCTATCGCGGGCGCTCTCGGTCAGTTCGTTGGCATAGACGACCTTGCAGCCCGCCATGCGGTAGCCCGTGGACGATCCGCCGCCGCCGGCGAATGTCGAAGCAACCTTCAGACCGTTCCACGGAACAGCGTGGATTTCGGCCATCGAGGGCACACGATAGGATGGCTTTGTCATGTCTGGATGCCATGTATCGGTGCCATCATTCCAGATCCGATATTGTGAGGTGTTGCCTCCTCCGATACCGCCGGCCATGACGGTCGGTGCCGGTTCCCGGTCAAGATTGGCTGTCAGCGCCGCGCCGATGCCGGGACTTCCATACCGGGCATAGCGCAGCGTCATTCTACTTTCGCCACCTGTTTCCCGCCGCTGAACACGTAGCCGCACTTCGGGCACTGGTGTTCGGTCTCGATGTCCTCGTCGTAGCTGTCGAAACCATCCGGCGGCAGCGGCTCGACCGGTCCATCGAGGATGTCCTTGAGCTCCAGATCGCTGAACCCGATCAGGCCAAGGTCGAAGCCCTCCAGTCCGAGCTCGCCCAGTTCCAGCCGCAACAGCTCGTCGTCCCATCCGGCGTTGAGCCCGAGTTTATTGTCGGCGATGGCCAGGGCGCGCTTCTGAGCGGCACTGAGGCCCGCCAGCGTGATGGTGGGTATCTCGGCCAGTCCCGCCACCCGTGCCGCCTCCAGCCTGCCGTGGCCGGCGATGATGGCGCGGCTCTCGTCGACCAGGATCGGGTTGGTCCAGCCGAAGGCGCGGATTGAACTGGTGATCTGCTGGATTTGCTCGGGGGAATGGGTGCGTGCGTTGCGTTCGGCGGGGACGATCTCGGCCAACGGGAGATACGAAACCTCCAGTTTTGGCTTTATCGCGTCACATATTGCAGCGTTGCCTCGCGGTTTTCGCACGGTTTCCCGCCAGTTTTGTGATGTGGTATCCGGCTACCACACCATCTCCATCGTGTGTCAATACCAGATACCGCGATATCAACGACTTACACGCGGCGATACCTCAGCGAGGCCGTTTGGTAAGTTGGCGGTGTTAATCGTGGTTTTTGGATGAAATCAGGTCTGAGCGCCCGGATTTTTGGTCAGATCGGGCCATTAACGCGGAAAAAGGTGCTCTGGGCGCGCGTTCAAACGGACGTTTGCGGACGACCTCGAGGTTTGTATGAGCGCCTCGCCCAGGGCCGGAAAATAAATCGCATCTGTCCGCATTTTGTCGTTGACAGGTGTCCGCGTTTCGCACTAAGGTGTCTTCATCAACAAGGAGACACGGACATGGTTTCGATTTCCGCCGGGCGCGATTACTCCACCTACAACAAGTACGAGTTCGTTGTGTTCGACGGCGAAAACGTCGTTGCTCGCAAGGGTGGGTTCGCCAGCAACTCCGCCGCGAAAAAGGCGGGGATCAAGGCCGCTGAGGCGTATCTGGCACTGGCCGCCTGATCCCCCGGCGGGGCCTCGTGCCCCGCCCCTTCATTTCAGCGGGAGACATACGATGGACGACGAGACCAAGGCCTTCCTGGTGGCCATGGAAGCCCGGTTGATGGCACGGATGAACAATCAGCATGAGCGCC